TTCTTCATAGTTTTGTAAGTAGTCGTGTCCAATGTTGTTGTCAAAAGAAACTGCCAGTGCATCAGAAAGAATAGAAGGAATCGCATCCCTACTCTTCTTCTCATCATTTCCGTCTGCAATGTGAATCGATTCCATCAGTGCAAGATAAATCGCACGATCACGACACCACTTTTCGGTGGTATCTAATAACCATTCATTATCTACTGGAAGATCTGTAAACGAATTGCAGATATCTCTGGTTTCTTTAATCTCACTCTCGTTTAGATCTGTCCGATTCTCAACCTCAATATTTAGTGCTTCGGTTGTAATGGCAGAACCATACTTCACAATGAACTGAGTAATCTCCTCAAAGATTACTTTTTCACCTCTTTGCTCAAAATATGTTGGTTCTATAAATGGAATGACTTTACGAGAATAATTTTCGTTACATATTAAGTTTCTGAGAATTGTAGTCTCAATCCGTTCCATAAGAGAAAATCTTCTTCGCGGCAGCATCAAGTTGCTGCATTACTTCTTCTGTAAAATAAACTTCTGGGTCTTTTAGAATTGCTTTGGCATATACTTTTTTACCATCCATTTCATAACGACCGGCAACGTTCTTCCACATTCCGGCAAGTTCACCTAACTCAAGTAAACCATAATACCTATCAAGACCCCGATGATCATAAAATAAACGAATAGTGACATCCTTGTTTTCTTTACTCAGACGTGACTTAGCAGTCTTTGCCTTGATAAGATTTCCAATGACTTCTGTTCCATCTTTTTCTTTCTTCTTGCTGAGATGAATAATGGTACTGGCAGCATACTTAAGACCACTACCACCTCCCATCTCTTTAGTAGGAACATAAGAACCGATAACGTCATAAGTATGGTTGGTAACGATCATTGGAATTTTAGCCTGCCCTAACTTGAGTGTCAACATTCTGAAGGCACCCTTGATCAGTTGTGATTTTGTCATATCACGAACTAGTTTTTCGTTGAGTGCATCAGTAATCTCTTTCTCAGTCGAAAGCATTCCTAAAGAGTCTAGCACAAACATGCAGGGTTTGCGATCTTCCTCAGGTACTTTTTGATACATATCCACTGCCTTGAGTGCCTTACTGCGGAACTCCTCAACAGTAACTACATTGACCACGACAAGACGTGAGAGATCAATTCCTCTGCTTTCTAAGAGTGACTTATTGACAGCTGCCTCAGTATCAAAATACAGGCAATATCCATCAGGATTAGAGTCCAGAAAATTCTTAACCACTGCGAGAGAGAAGAAAGTTTTTCCAGTAGAACTTTCACCAGCAATTGCAGTGATTTTGTTACCAGAAACACCACCACGGATAGACCCAGATACAAGAGCATTAAAGATGAACGAACCAGTATCAACGTATGTTTCAGTTTCGTCAATGTCTGCTGCCAGTTTGGTAAAGTCATCTCCGATTTCCTTTACGATGTCTTTTAAAAAATCCATTATACAAAAAATAAGTCAAGGTTTACTGTTTTCTCCACATTCCACCCAATCGCATCAAGAATAGATTTGAGTGGGTCTAAAAAACTCTTTTCAAATTGTAGTTCATAATCTATGTATTTGTCAAGACCGAGTTCATGTGGAAAGTCTTGAATAAATGAAATGACATTCTCCTGAATAATATTTGGTTTCTTCAGATAAATGAACTTAATTTTCTCACCATTATTGATAAGAGAATACTTATTATCAAGTTTCTTCTCCTTAATATAATGATTGAACAGTAGTGCTCCACGGCAATGAATAGGAGTTCCTTTGGAATAGATATCAGAATAAGATCTATACTTCACAACATCCGATACTGAACGGGGAAATGCAATCTGCTCCGGAGGAAGTGCCTTGAATTCTTTACGGCAATTATCAATAAAGTCAATTACTTCTTCTTCAGTACCACTCATCATAAGTTTGAGACCATCCTTAATCATCTGACGACATGGTGCCGGTGTAGATGATTTAACTGCCTCAATACCCATCATCTTGAGTTTGGGTTCTGAATACTGAACTCCTTCACTATTCCATACGTTGAGAATATATCTCTTCTTCGCAGTCCAAATACCACGTTCTGATATATTCTCACGTTTCATAATCATCTTCTGTTCATATGCCGAAACGTAATTCGCAAGTTCCGTATAAGATTGTTCGATGAACGGTTCCAACTTGTCTTCGCAGATCTTATCAAGTAACTGAACAACTTTTGTTTTATCGTCAGACTTATGACTAAGAAATTTATCAACAAGAGGTCCCATATTAAGATAGATTGAGTCAGTGTCAGATGCGATAACATAATCGACTTTCTCTGTTTGCAAAATCTTATTTAGAAATCCGTTCATCTTATTCTCAATCCAACGGATAGAGACTTGACCAGAAAGCGTAATCGCTTCCGCATTGACCAGTTTGTAGTAACGGAAATATTGATTACCGATAGCACCATATGCAGAGTTGAGTTGAATCTTGCGAGCCATCTGAATATTGTTGCATCGTGCAATCTCCTTCTCCAATGCCTTAGTCGGAGTTTTTTCATAATCCTGTTTTGCAATAAGCATCTTCTTCTTATAGATGGTGCGATCCTTGTAAATCTTCTCCATCAATTCAGGTAGGAACCCACGAACATCTTTACGATACATGGCACCATTAGCACACACTGCACTGTCCTTATACAGTTCAAAGGTTAGTTCTTCGTTAAGTATCTTATCAACTGTAACTGATGGGTGCCTGGTCTCTCTGAGTGTCTCCGGAGAGATGTTGTACTGCATAATAAGGTGAGGATAGAGAGAGTTAAGGTCAAAAGACACAACCCAATCATACTTTCCCGGAATCGGTTCCTTAACATACGCACCTGCATACTTGGCATCTTTGTCTGAACGTTCTTTGGGTGGAATTACAATGTTTCTCTTTTTGAGATAATTGTAAATGATCGCATCCCACATACGAACTTGATAGAACACATCATTGTAATTCACCTTGGCATCATATGCCATAGTGATTGCGAGTTCAATCAGTTTCATCTTGTCTTCCATACGGTCAACAAGTTCCACGTCAATGATATTATATTCTACAAACTTCTGCCACCCTTTAGTATAGAAATCTTTAAATGTATCAAACTCAGAGTGATCAAGTTTCTTTTGCCCAAGTTCTACACTGGCAATATAATCCAACCGATAAGACTCTTGTGCCTTATAAGTGAACTTCTTATACAGGTTCAGATAATCAAGTTGAGTGACACCACCAACATCATAAGAGATCTGTTTACGACCCATTACAATAGTCTCACGTTCAGTCACCAAACCCCAAGGTGAAAGTCGTTTCATTAACTTCTCACCAAGAATGCGATCAATACGCCTCACCAAATAAGGCATATCATACAGTTCACTATTCCATCCAGTCACAACTTCAGGAGTATTAGTCTCAATCATCCACCAGTTTATAAAGTCATTCAGTAACTCATATTCTGTTCTGAAACTTTTGTAGATAACATTCTCTTGCTTATTATTGAACGGACCCTGACCCCAAGTGCGAATCTGTTTAGTAGTATAATCCTGCACAGTAATGAGAAGAACTTCTTCTGCGGCAGACTCTACATCAGGGAATCCATTCTCAGTTTTTACCTCAATATCAATCGTAGATATTTTGATCTTTGTAGTGTCAAACTTGACTTCTTCTTCGGGATACATCTCAGAAATGTACTGATAGATGTATCGGTCATTACCATAGACCTTAAAGTTTTGGACACCATCATATTTCTTGATGAACTCTCTACAATCACGAACAGTTCCTGGATCTATTGATTCAACATAGTCTCCCTCAAGAGTTTTATATTTTGTTTCTTTATTAGAAGGAACAAATAATGTAGGATAAAACTTTTCTCTTGTAGCAAAGTGCCTTCCATTCTCATACCCACGGACCAGAAAGTGGTCACCGACCATTTGAACGTTGGTGTAAAATCTCATTATGAATTAGTTGATGTCGGACATGGGTTTCGTATTTTTCCTTATGTATTATAGCATCCTTTCCAGAAAATTCCTCAAAAGCACTCACGAACATATAAAAATAATGCCAGTGATTTGGTGGAATATACTGCGGTGACATACACACAAAAATGTGGTCAAAATTATAACTATCGAACTTATAATTTTCTTTCTCTACATTTTGATAGTTAGGGACAACTTCCGCATTATACTCATTACGGACTTTGTTCCCACTATTTTCGTTTCCTATCCAGGTAAAAGAATTAAGTTTTCCATTCCCTCCTAACCATGCTCCCCAATTTCCTTCATGAACTTTATTATGTTTTAGAATTTCATAAAATTCTCTTTTGTATGCATCTTCATCAGACATTTCTCCAGTATAATCTCCTCCAAAAACATCATCATGATGATCAATATTGATTAGATCAATATTTTCACCACCAGCAATACTAAACAAAATAGAATCATGTTCATATCCAAAAGAGACACTATCACAATTTTTAATTCCTTTTAGAAATGTATTGTAACAGAATAATAAATTCGATTGATCAATATAAAAATGATTTTCTTTAAAATTACTTTGATCGAATAAGTTGTCCCATCTTATTGTAGGATTATCATCAAAAAAAATATTATTATAAACTTCTATGGTTGGACCCATAATATAGTCCAGGTCAATACTTAATACTTTCATTACTTAGTAAGTTTATTATATTTTTCCAAAAGTTCTGAATTTGGATCAGCAAGAGTCAGAATTTTGTCCGACGAAATCATATACTTATTATCAGAAGTGTAATCCATCAACCATGGAGAAAGTGTAAGGCTTGATTGGTTTAATAAAAATGGTTCAATCAATCTACAATCAGGTTCTCCAAGTTCTGTCGATATTTCTTCAATCTGACTGATTAGAATTTGATTGCTCATCAGTAGAATTACTTTGATCACTTTGTCCATTTACTTTTTCCTCATAGATTTTAACTAACATATCAACTGGTTCGACAATCGTGACTAACCAATCTGGCCGAATGGGAACCTGAGTATCTTTAGATAGAATTAACCATGGTCGAAGGGAGATTTGAATTTGACCTTCATCAGAACCTTCTTCTCTAAAGATATTATTACCAGAAGTTACTATATGGGGATTATCAAAAAGATATCCAACTATATTATCTTCAATAATAAGTTCTTTGACATCTGCAATGATGTCTTCTCCAGATTTTAATACAGCAAGTTTAATTGACATTTTTAAATTTTACCTCAAACCATTATAGCAATAAAAAAGAGGGATGTCAACTGGTTTTTGCCAGTTATCCCTCCGTCTGCGACGACGATATTCAATTGTATTTAGATAGATTCTTGTGTCTGTGGATTTGTTAAACTAATGATAGATGATACAAGTACAAGTGGAACAAGAATGATTGCCCAAGCATAGACAAAAGCAAGGGCAGATGATTTGATATCACTTATCATTTTGTTGGTGTCATTTTATATGCACCAAATGTTGTTGCTGAGATTGCTGCGATGATTGCTAGAATTTCCATGGTTCAGGACGTATTAGGACAGAACAGGGTACAACACTCCCCAACTAAAAAGAGATGTTACTGTACCAAAAAATATGGTAGTCATGGTGAAGTTCATAATGGTCTCCATCAGATTACATAATTATATAGATTATACTGTATCACCATGATACACTTCTGTATCAACCGCAGCAAAAATTAGTTAGGGTATCAAAACCATACCTTCTTTTGATGATGTTCGGGCACAATTCTTCCCAGAACAATACTTAACAACCCATCCTCAAATTCAACTGATCTAACTTCCGTGTCCTCTGCCAATGTCCAAGATCTGGTGAAAGATCGTTGAGCCATTCCTCTGTGGACATAAGTGGTTTCTGATTCGGTATCCTCTTTCTGTCCTTCGACAAAGAGTTTTCCGTCTTGTGTGTAGACATTTACTTCTTTCTTTTTAAATCCTGCAAGTGCAAGTTCTAGTCTTGATTCTACTGCGCTGACCGTGACTAGATTGAATGGTGGATAATTCTTCGTTGTTTCGTGGAGATTAAACAACCTATCGAAGTATTCATCCATTCCTATGCTATTCCTATTTATGCGTTCCATCAACGCAGGTAGGTCCGCAGCAGTATACCGTGCAAGGTTTCCCATGATTCTTAGCTCCTTTAAAAGCGAGTTTGTGTTTTGTGGACCCCGAAGGCATCCATACTTATTTATAACAAAGCATAAAAAAAACGGAGTGTTGAACTCCGTAGATTTTTATTCGGTTTCTTCTGTCCTTTTCTTCTTCGACCCAATATTGTATTTGGTCTCAAGGATCCAGTCTTGCTTATCTCTAAATGCAAGAACCTTAATCTGATTCAGTGGTGCGATGTCCTGAATTTTATCGGCATCTACAATACTAATCAAACCCCAGTCGGCAAGTAGTTGTGCAATACGATTACGTCTCTGAACATCATTCAATGTCAGATTTGCATGTTTACCATCAAGGGCAAATAGTTCCTTAAAATGCACAAGGTAATATCTTCCTTGTTTGTGCAGAATGTGACAGGACTGATAGATTTTCTTTTCCTTTCTAGATGCAACTCCGATACGAGTCAAAGTTTCACGCACTTTTAGA